TTTTCAGCTGGCGGGGCCGAGGGCCCCTTTACCTCTTAAGAGCGTCACATGACCGAACCCTGTAAGACAGGGCGCTCGGCCTCGCTGGTGAGCGAGGAGTGACCGGCCGGTATGGACCCAAGGTGCCATAGTGATTGGTGGGTAACCAATCGACACCGTAGGGTAACATCGTCCTGATGCCATACCCGGATACGCCGTCTCGTTGGGGGATAAACCCCGTCGAAACGGCAAGTCCGTAAAGGCCGCAAGCGTGGATCACCTCAGGGTGGAAGTGACCGATAGGCACATGGTTGTAACCGATCGGTCGGTAGACCCTGATTCTTCCGTTTGATGTCAAGTCCCAGAACTCCTCCGTATCGTGGACAACAATGTCACCAAGACCCTCAGGGCCTCGGCAGCGTCGAATTCCACGTGGAAGGAGATCTTGAGCAGCGAACCAACAGCGACGAATGCGATCGCCCTTCTCAGGAAGGACGTGAAGCGCTCGTCTAAGCAGGTTCGCAGCAGCGATGATTTTCTGGGGGGCATTGAGCGTCTCCTTCAAGTAGCAGGGCCTGACGGCCCTGCCCTCGAAGAAATCGCCTCCGCAACTCTCTCGGAACGGGACAGGTCCCCAAAAAGACTTTTGAGTATTTGTCTCGAACCCAAAGAAACGGAGCATCGGGATAACGGCTTCCGTCAGCGCATCGTCCACGATGATGTCATCACCGTAAACATAGCACGTCTGCGAGCTACCAAGTTCGTCGGCAGCTGTGGAGCAAAGAGCCCAAAAAATCAGGGTCTCCAGCTCGAAAGTATAGCCGTTTCCCATACTGGAGAATTTCTCCAGTTTTACCCAACCGGAACCCGACGCCCTGGGCGAACCGGGAATCCCACCACCAAAATGCGTGAAAGGACTCCTCAACTCATTTACCAAGGCGAACCAGTCGGGCGGTAGCAACAACTTCACAAGGTTGTAGCATACCGTATCGCTTGCGTTCTTTAAGTCTAACGTAGCCAGAGACCGAGACAGGCTGCCCTCGCGGGCGAGCCTGCGATGGGTCTCTTGACCGTGATCGAGGTCAATGCCAACATGTTTTAGGCGCTGCCTGATAGCAGCACCGACACCAAGTTGGTAGAAGATGTTCAGAGAGGGTTCAGCCCCGATAGGGCGGTCCTTCGTCGCATCCTTGGGGGCCGTTGCGAAACGGTTACCCCGAACCTCAATCAGCATGCCGCCGCAGGAGACGCTCGCGCGCCCCCATGCAGTTCCCAGCCAGTCTGGCAGGAAGAAGCATGCGCTACGTGTGAAACTAGCTCCTGTTTGCATCTTATCTGCCACCGTGGACAGACGAGACCTATTGGAAAAGGTGGCGCCGGGGCCGTGCCGTGCCCTAAGGGCATCGATACGCGGGGCCCGACCGAGAGTGTGCTGGATTTTCCGTTGCACCTTCGAAATGAAGGCAGCAACGCGTGCATCGCAAGAGGGGTGAGAGAACCCCTCGAGGTACGCGACCAGCCGCTCATTGGTCTTGTAACAGGCGTCCTCCCCTTCCCTCCAACTCTTCCGGGCGGCGCCCGGACGGTCGAAGGTCGTGGGGAGGTTCTTATACTTCTTTAAGAAGGCCGTAGCCAGGGAATCCCCGGCGTAGGCCTCCGCGGAAGTATAGCACCTCGGATCAACCTGCAGCGATGCAAGCTGGTCCCATTCGCGGTTCTTGAGCAGTATGTAACAGCTCAGCGACCGCGTTGTTCCAAGCGCTTCGTAGAACATCGAAGCCAACAGCTCCTCTTCAGGAGGTAGGTGTCGCATGGGTAACTCCAGCTAGTGAACGAGAAGGCTTTCCCCACAAGGGGAAGCCGCACCATCGTCAGACGGGAGCAGAGAGCTCCTTGATGGCGGTCTTGATGGCCGTGGAGGCCAACAGGTTCAACAGCTGGGAGGCGGCCTCATCACGGGTCGCCTGGGGAATGGATTCATCCCCCACCCATTCGAGCCGCATCACTTCCCGACTGATGACCGAGGTGACCCCGGTCGTCGAGTTCAGCACGTGGTACGGGTAGACCGCCGAGGCGGTCATACGCACCATATTGCTGTTCCGCCCATGGCGGCGGGAGTTGATACGGAACTCGGGCTTGGTGTTCGGCGTGGCCCCCAGGGCGGGGGCCTGCCAACGCGCCGGATTATCGCCGGATCGGCCGTCAACGGCCGAATAGACGATGTCCGTGGTACCGTCATTCTTCTTCACGGTGATGTTTGCAACGGCAGACATAGCTGTCCTTCCTCAAAGAGGGATGGTGAAGTCCGGTGCTGTGACGCGGACAGGTTGATGGTCAAGAACGGCCAAGACCCTGGAGTCCTGGAGCTCGCACGTTGGCGCCTGCTCCCTCAACGGGGCAGCTGCTGCACGAGGAGCGAGAGCGCGGTAAGCGCCCTTGCTGGTTTCAGCGACAAGTCGCGTCGACTCAGCGTGGGGGGAGGAACACCCGCAGTAGGTGTCCTAGACCACACAAAGGCGTGCCCGCTACCATTTCGGTGCGCGAGCGTGGGGTGACCCCACCAATGTGCCCCAGAACCTGCGACTCTTTGAGTGAACTGAGCCCTCGTCACCTCCAAGCCAGCAAAGTCCGAGAAGGACCCAAGCCAGCTAGAGACATTGATGAACCAGTCCACAACAAAAGACCATGGGAGTGAGTCCCACAGCCACACGGCTGGATTAAGGAGACCAGCCTGCTGCAGCGTGTGAAGATTCTCATCAACAACACGGATGTCACATTGGATACGGCATGAGACGGTCGAAGTCCATTTGATGGACTCCGCCCACTCGCCGCCCGTTTGCGTCATCACATGTTGACGTCCGGCGGTACCCACAACACGACGCGGGGGTGGACTCCTGTCCAACACCTCGCATGCGCTGTG